CACGCTGGATTGGACGAACGCCGACGCCAAGACCCTGGCCAGCGCCGCAGCCTGGCGCCGCGAGAACCTCTCGCTCGTGGATCAGGAACTGGCCGCCGCGCGTGAGAAATCCGCCGCCGACGAGCGCGAACGCATTACGCAACTGCAAAAGAACGAAGCGCTCAAGCATGCACCCGAGCTGCTCAATCAATACGAACAGGCCGCCAGGCAACAGACCGCGTCAACGCTGGCAAGCATCGAAGCCGAAATCCGCGGCCGCAACGAAGCAAACAACGCCTGGGAGCGCGGAGCAACTCTGGCGCTGCGCCGCTACGGCGACGAAGTCAGCAACACCGCCAAGCGAACCGAACAGGCATTGACCCGTTCGTTTCAGGGGGCAGAGGATGCGCTGACCAAGTTCTACGAGACCGGAAAATTCGAGGCTGCGGATTTCTTTTCGGTGCTGCAGCACGAGGCGGCCAAGTTCGCGGCCCAGCAGACGATTGCCCCCGTCATGGGTGCAGCGTCCTCGTGGCTGGGTGGCCTGGGACAGTCAAGCGCTGCAACGCCCGCGTATTCAATGCCGGTCAGCGAGTTTGCGGGCATGTTCGGCGGCGGCCGCGCCGGTGGCGGCAGCGTGATTCCTGGATCGTTTTACCGCGTCAACGAAAACGATCCGGAACTGCTCTCGGTGGATGGCAAAGACTACCTGATGATGGGGGCATCGGCGGGGCGAGTGACGCCTCCCAAAAGTGGAAAGATGGGCGCCAGCGGTTCAGGCGTCCAGGTCATCATCAATGACCAGCGCTCGGCGGCCACCGCTGCGCCGGTGCCGATCGACCAGGGAACCGGCCCGGACGGCATGCAGCAGATTCGCGTCTGGATCACCGATGAAGTTAAAAGCCAGATCGGCGGCGGCCGGTTCGATGCGCCAATGCGCAGCCGTTACGGCGCCACGCCTGTGGTGACGCGTCGTGGCTAACCCCGTCTGGCCCAACACCCTGCCGCAATACGTCGAGCGGAGTGGCTATGCCGAAAAGCCCGGCGACAACACTATCGAGACACCCGTCGACGCCGGTCCGGCCAAGGTCCGCCGCCGCTTTACCGCCGACGTGCGCCGCTTCACCGTCGCCCTCAAAATGAGCGCCGCGCAGTGCGACACCTTCGAAGCCTTCTGGCGCGATGATCTGCTGCAAGGCGCGCTGCCCTTCGATTGGGTGCACCCGCGCACCCGCGCGGCAACGACCTACCTCTTTCGCAAGCCGCACTGGTCGCTGGGCGTGGCAAGCGGCGGCGGCTTCGTCGTCGTCACGCTGAACCTGGAAAAGCAAAGCTAGCTACCGCCGGGGTGCCGAAGCGCTTCGGCTACCTGCGGCCTCGCGCACGCGCGAGACTGGCCGCATGCCGCGCAATCTTTCTGCTCCCGCCCTCGCCAGCCAGAACGCCGAAGCCACCGGCCAGGCCTGGCTGACGCTGATAACGCTATCGCACGCCACGCTGTCCGAGCCGATCCGCGTGGTCGACAACAACGAGCACATCACCAGCAACGGCGACCTGTACGCCGCCTGGAATTTCGAGATCACGCTGCCGGGAGAAGACCCGGACAATCCGGCCAATGCGCGGCTAACCATCGGTAATGTCGATCCTGAAATACTGCGCGCGCTGCGCACCATCAACAGCCCGCCGCAGGTAACGATCCAGGTAGTGCTGTCCGACACCCCGGATATCGTCGAGGCCGAATTCACCGGCCTGGTGTTGCGCAACGCCAACTACGACGCCGGGCAGATCAGCGGCGACCTGGTGTTTGAGGAAATCCTCACCGAGCCGGTCGCCACGTCGCTGACGCCAGCCGACTTTCCGGGGCTGTTTTGATGATACCCGCCTGGGTGGAGCGCTACATCGGCATCCCCTACGTCGAGGGCGGATGCAGCCACGCTGGCTGCGATTGCTTTGGCCTGCTGGTACTGATCTGGCGGGAAATCTTCAAGATCGAACTACCCGCCTACGCCGGGCCGCACTGGAAGAAAGGCGCGAACCCGGCCGAGATCGGCGCGGCCATCGCTGCCGAGGTTGCACGCTACCAGCGCGTCAATCATGACTGGGTGCGCATGGGCGACGGCGTCATTCTGCGCATGAACGGCCATCCGCTGCATGTCGGCCTGGTGGTCGAGCCGGGATGGATGATTCATACCCACGAACGCGCAGCGGCCTGCCTTGAGGACTATCGCCGCATCGCCTGGTCGAGGCGCATTGTCGAATTCCTCCGTTACACGCCGCCCGAGCTGCCCTCCGAGACGCCGCAATGACCCCGGCCATCACCACCGTCATTCAGCCGCATCCTTTTGAACTGGCGCGGATCGACGCGCTGGCGCCCGCCGGCGAGACGATTGCGGCAACCCTCCGTGCGGCCAAGCTGCCGCCCGCCTACGGCCGCCATTTACGCGTCTGGATCGACGATATCGAAGTGCCGCGCGGTCTGTGGGCCGTCGCCCGGCCCAAGGCAGGACGCGTGCTGTACATCAAGGCATTCCCGCACGGCGGCGGCGGTGGCGGAGGGGGCGGCAAGAACCCGGTCGCCACGGTGCTGAGTCTGGCGGTGATGTATTTCGCGCCGGGCATTGGGAGCGCGATTGCAAATTCGATCTGGGGCGCGGGCGCCGCTACATTTGCCGCCGGAGGGATCACATTGGGCAGCATGATCGGCTTCGGCGTATCTTTGGTTGGCACCGCCTTGATCGGCGCCATCGTCGGCACGCCCGCGCCGCCCAAGCAGGATTTCGCGGCCGGCGGCTCGGGCTCTTGGGGGCAGACGCCCCCAGGCTACGCCATCACCGGCACACAGAACCGCATGCAGCCCTACGCGCCGATCCCGCGCGTCTTCGGCCGCCGCCGCATCTACCCGCTGATGGCGGCGCGCCCCTACACCGAATCCCTCGGCGCCGACCGTTACGTGCGCCTGCTGCTGCTCGCGGGCTACGGCCCGCTCAAGATCAGCGATATCCGTATCGGCGAAACACCGATTGGCGCATTCAACGGCGTCGAGATCGAAATCACCGAAGGCGGCCCGGATGGCTGGGCCGGCAACGCGCCGATCACGCTCTACACCCGCAGCATTCGCGAGGACGTCCTGTCCGTTGCCCTGACCGCTGCAGGCGGCTGGCAGATGCGCACTACCCACACCGATACCGCCGAGATCAGCATTGATATCGGCTTCCCACGCGGGCTGATCGGGTACAACGCCGATGGCAGCCGTGGCGCGCATACCGTGTCGCTGGACGTGCAGTACCGAGCGGTCGGCACCACCGATTGGCTGACGCCGTCCTGGCTGAATTCCGCCGATGCCGGCCTCGCCGTGGATGGCGTCATCACCGCAACCGAGGCCACTCAGGCCGCTGCCCTGCGCGGCGCGCGCTGGGCCGTCGCGCAAGGCCAGTACGAGGTACGCGTCCGGCGCACCACACCGGCGGGCACCGATCACGACGTCGACGACGCCGTCTGGCAGGCGCTGCGCAGTGTGCAGCCACAGACGCCGGTGCGCAAGAAGGGCGTGGCGCTGATCGCCGTGCGCATCAAGGCCAGCGAGCAGCTCAACGGCGTACCCGACTCGATCAACTGCATCGCCGAGTCCTACCATCAAACTTGGAACGGCTCGGCCTGGAACTGGCAGCTCACGCGCAATCCGGCCTGGCATGGGGTCGATTTGCTGCACCGGCGCGGGCAGGACATCTTGATGGACTATTCGCGTCTCGACCTGGACGCCTGGCTCGATTCCGCCGCCGCCTGCGATACCACGCCGCCCAATGGCCCCGGCCCCTATTGGGCCTACGATGGCGTCATTGAGGGCGGCTCGGTGGAGGCCGCGCTGCACGATGTGCTGTCCCACGGCCGCGCCAGCAAGACCACGCGCGACGGCAAACATTCGGTAGTCTGGGATCGCGCGCAGGGCGTGCCGGCCCAGCACATCAGCCCAAGCAATTCCTGGGGCTATTCCGGCAGCAAGAGGTTCCTTGACTTGCCGCACGCGCTGCACG